TAGAGGCCAAAAAGGCTTTTGCCGCGTATGTTCCATACATCGGAGACTGGAGATTTCCGTCTCTCCAGATATCGCCACCCCCATTTCCCGGGACAGATGTGCCAAAAGCTCCCACAAAATCAGAATACGACTCTACGACAATAGGCTGCATCGCGAGCCCTTTTCGGGAGCGACCAATTACTACGGGTCCAATCGCATCCGGCTGCTGGGGGATTTCGGAGTTATCAATTTCGTTGATAAACACCCCAGGAGATACAAATTTAAAATTACTTATGGGCATATTAGGTTCCTCTTCTAAAAAATAGGCTTAATTGAGCAGGCAATCATACTTTAAATAGTATTTTGGATTTCAAAAGTCTTCAGGAACTCCAATAAAATAAAACTTTGAGTTCAGGAAGTGAATTTGTAAAATCCCTCTTCATCTTCTATCACAAGCCCTTCTTGCGGAAACATGTATTCTATCACATTCTCGTCTACGCGCACAATATTTCTATCGTCATTGGTCCCTTCACCAATAAGATAACCCAAAACCCTAATTGTAATCTCAGAAGTGAAAAGGCGCGTATCTTCCCCCAAATTAGCTATATTGTTGTTATGAGTAAAGCCTTGATCTATAAAACCCTCGTACAAGTGTCCATTTCTACGCATTATGAAAGCATTAATTTGGCCAGTTCTTGTCATAAATGGCGCAATCAAATCATTCATTTGCTGTTGGTATTCGGTCTTGATGACGATCTTATAGTCCACATTAACATAAATCGGAATCGGAATACTCAATGTTTTAACCACTATTCTCTTGTTTACTCTCGGAGACCACTGTTGAAGAGACCCTGAAGTGTTTGTGCGTGTTCCGGCTGCAACAGCGAAGTTTCTCGTTTTATCCTCGACAATCTTCCTAGCAAGAACCATGCGGCCCGTGCGTCCATCGTGCTTATCTGAGTAAACCTGCGCTTGAAAACCGCCCTTTCGTGCGGGATCTTTGACTATGCCAGTTCTCTCAAGGCTGAGTATGGGCAACTTAAAGGCGCCTCCATCATCTCTAAGACTCTTGTTGTGTTTAACTTGATAAGCTCTTTCTGGCGCCTGCCACAGTAGAGGAACCTCTTTAAATCCTTCATTGGTGATGGCGCTTAACTTTAAATCATCCTTAATCCACCCCATGATGGCAGCATCAATGTTTTCGATATCAGAAGCCAGCATGCCAATTTCAGACAGTTGTAGATCAACGCCGGGCGGGATCAAGGCAAAGTCAAAATTATCAGGTAGCATCGAACATCCCCTTTCTCGCGCGCCTACAACGAGCCGAAATTTCAAATCCGTGCTGCACTTGTCCGAACAACTTCTTTTGCTCTGAGAGCTTCACTATCTCGTAATAATAGGCGCCGTACAACACAAAGTCTCCTTCTCTGACATACATATTCTGGTCTTCTTCTAAACGTCTTTTATGAAAATGAATATTGATTTCCCACGTTTTATCTACGCCAGCACTCTCAAGATAATCCGTTGAAAAATCTGTAAACTCAACGAGAGCATACACGCGAACGGGAGGCAAAAAAGTCTTTTTAATGGCTTCGCCATATAATGGATGAAAGTTCGTAGTTTCCAGATCAATAGGATAATACAAAATTTGTTGACCAATAATTTTTTCGATTAATTCGTCATTAACCTGCTTAACTAAATCTCTTTCCTTCTCTCCGAAGAAGAGAGGGGGAGGGGGAGCAGGCGGTCTTTTCCATTCGTTATCTGACATTAATCATGTTATCCTACAAATATAGGTAGTGGCGAGCCCTTAAATGCGGTCTCAGCAGCTTCGGTCATTTCCGCATCCTTCTTCACCAACTCCTGATATGTAATGCCATCAAGAATTTCCTTCAATTTCTCACGTAATGATTCCTGTTCTTCTTTCGCCTGAGAAAGCAGTTCGGAATGATTCAAGGTCACGCTTTCACCAGGAATCGGCATTGTCGTAAATTTGCCTCGAATTTGTCCCAACATTTCTTTACACAATGCTAACGCATATTTTCTAATCCATTGTTTGCCCATAGAGTTGATGTTTCCATAAGGTATATTATCAAATGGGAGCGTGTTAACGTTATTGATACCGAGTACTCCATCTTCGTATCTATCGTTAGTGTCCCATGGATTAATCAGATCTACAAAGAAATCAACCCAAATACGATCCAGCGGTCCCAAGCCCCAATAACTTGGCATAGGATAGAGTCGGAGGAAATTGTCTTTAATCTCATACGAATAGTGAGAAGTTCTAGTATAAAGCGAGTCTTCATACATAATTGCTTGCATCTTGTTCTGCCATGTTGGAATGATCTCGAATGTAGAATCATCAGAGAATTGCCCATATGTCGAATAGTTGCCGACCACTCCTACGCCGCCGTAATAGCCATAGAATCGCCACATGGCGCGTGGCGATCTGTAATACACGCGCGTAATAATGACTCTCTTATTCTCCACCGCGGCGCTAAAGTCCACGGGCCGGCCGGCATCATCGGTTCCAGTTGAAGACGCGGCTTCGATAATGGTCTGAAGGTCATAATCTTGTTGGTCAGTACCCGGCGAGAAAGATGCCGAATAGATGCGCTCAGTGCCGCCGAAGCCGGCGGCTGTCGATACTGCATCGCCAATCTTTCGAGCCTGAGCATATTGAAATTTGGGATATCGAAGCTCAACGTTAGATCCGCTCAAAGAATCTCCAACGATAAGATTGCCCAGATGATCAAACGTTCCAGTGGCGGCCCCCAAAGAGGCGGCTAAGACATTCTTTCCTTGATGAAGGTTGACAATATAAGAATACTCTAAGACCGCCTCTTCGTAGGCGGCATAAACGTTTGCCGGCGTAAGCTCGATATCTACAACATCGCCGCCAAGTTTTTTGTATACATAATCTACCTGCGTAGCGGCACCAGTTAAAAACGCCTGCGAGCCGGTGTACATACCAAAAGGAACGCCGGCTGCAACCTTGCCAGCACTTCCAGTAGATGTAAGCACAATTGTACTAGTTCGGGATATTGGAGCTAATTCTTGAGGCATGAAGTAAAATTCCTTAAATCTATTTTAAATAGTTTTCTTTAATAGAAAACCCCCACCGAAACCGGAAGGGGTTCTAAATAGCAGCTTATAAAATACTTTTTAATCTTCTTTCTTGGTTTTTTTGGAAACACTCTTGCGAAGCGGCCTTTTCTTTGCCTTTTCTTTCACCACCTCTTCGGTGACCACGGGAACAGTAGCCTCTTCCACAACGGGAGTCGCGGCAGCCGCGGCTGCAGCCTCTCTTCTGTGGCGGTTCTTTAGCCACAATCTTCTTCTTGGGTTCATTTTGCTTCTCCTTATTACAAATGTCTTAATAAATAGTTATTACTTTACGAAAACGAAATTGGTTTTCTACCAGTAAATAGTAAAATTAATGTTAAACCTTCTTTTTAAATTATCTCATCGACAACTATATCCCCAAACAAAAACCCCCCGCCGAAGCGGGGGGAGTTTGCAGTTAGTTATTTAACTATCGACTCAAGCGCCGGACTGTCCGAGAAGACCCTGCACGATAACAAGACCGTACAAGTCAGGACGAACCATCTTCTTGGCGTAACGAGTCATCACGCCCTTGCGGGGCACGAAGTCTTCAGGGCCAAAGATGGTGGGGGTGGTCTGCAGCGGCACATAAGGTGCGTATACATACCCACTCTCAAGGAAGCTGGAACCACGACGACCGACAAGGAGGACATTGCGGAGGAAGTAAGGATCGACGATAACGTCGAACTTCTTACTCAGCGAGCCAACCTTGACAGCACCAATCGATCCAGTCTCATCGTCAGCGGTAACGCTTGCACGGAACCCAGCGGTGAACTCAAGAAGGTTTGCAACTTCAGGCGAACACACGACGAAGTTAGCACCCCCTCTGAGAGTCTTACGATGAATCTGCGCGGACACATCATTGATGGTCTCTGCAAGAGTCTCGTACCACTCACTGACAGTACCTGTGAAGTCGGGAGCCGCAGAGCTTGCACCAATTTCGGCGCCAGTCTCGCGGTTCACGAAGAGACCGGGAGAACGGGACCAGTAATAAGTGGCTGCAGTAGCACCAGTAACGAGGTCCGCAAGGATCTCGCGATCAATCTCAAGAGCAATCTGCTCAGAGAGAATGCTGGTAAGCTCGACTTCAGCATCAAGGTTGTGATAGGCGTTTAAGTCCTGTCCCAACTCTGGCGTCCACTTAGCCTTGAGCTTCTTGGTAACCGCAGTGATAGCCACGGAATCGACCTTAATGTCGATCTCGGGGATGTTCTGCTGGTTTTCAAGTCCCCACTCAGTCTGACCAACAATCGAACCAAGAGCACCGCCCGATGTAAGATCATCAGTCTGTGCCCACGAAACGGTGTTCCAACTAGCCGTAAGAGCGCCGACAACAAAGTCCGAAAGCTCCTTGGGAAGATTGGGGCAAGCGCCATCACTACCCGTACTTGCGAAGACAAGCTTCAGGCGGGGAGTACCAGAGCCACTAACGATTTCAGTATGACGACGAATGAGTCGCGCAGTCGCGACGGCAGAGCCGGCAGTACCAGTGGTAGCACCAGTCTTCAGGATACCATTTCCGAGAGAACACGAAACGTTAAACGCCTGTGGTCCATCGATGTTGACCTGATCAAGACCCGACTTCAACACTGTGACGACTGCAATGCAAGTAGAACCAGAAACGAAATCCGGATCCCATCCCGCAGCCTTATTAAGAACAGAGCCGGAACTTTCCTGAGTTCCGAAGATGCCATAAGGTCCTGCGGCTGGAGTAAGCGTAAGGCCGTCCGCTGCGCCCGAACCAGTCGGAGACGAATAACCTGCATTAAGGTTATAAGGTCCGCCAGCGAGACCAACACCAGCGTAATCTAGGTCAACACCACCAGTAATCTGGGAGCCAACCACGTTACCACCGTAGAACGAGCCGGACCACTTGTAACCCAAACGGGAATACATGTCATCCACACCGTCACCGGTGTCTCGACTAATGGTAAAGTCGAGGAAGAAGATGAGACCCGCTGGGAGACTCATCGGCTGAACGCTAACGAGATCGTTTGCGATCAGGCCAGCAAAAACACGGCGAACGATGGGGAACGCGACGGCTGCAAAACCCTCAACATCACCACCAGCCATTGTGCTGGACTCACGGAGAAGCTCCTTGGCCTGATTCTCAAGCAGACGAGCCATGCTCTGACGCGAGCGACCGTCCTTAAGACCCTCTAATAGACCTGTCTTCTCCCACTTTGTTAACAATGCGTGGCCTTCGGCCCGCATATCACGATTGACAACACCTTCGGTCAATCTTTCAATAATACTAGACATTTAGATATACCTCCTATTTTAATTGATACCTGCTAGTCTGCGCATCCGCTCAGCGAATACGTCAGTGGGGTGCGCTTTCTCTTTACGAGTAGCGCGAATCACAGAAGAAGGACGAGAAATAGCTTCGCTCAGGGTTTTTGGTCCACGCGGGGGCGTAGACACCACTGTGCTTTGAAGCGTATTATAAATTGTCTTTGCTTCGGTGACTGAATCGGACTTTGAAATAGCTTCGACAATCTTAGTTTTTTGCCGCTCATTCAAGGAGGTATTTCTCAATACCCGATTCGTATAAAGCAAGCGCGCGTTCGAAAGGTTTACATTCTGCAATGTTTCCTTAAGTTCGCTAGTCACTCGCTCGTATTGCGAAAGTCGCTCTTTGAGTTGTTTATTCTCGAAAACTAACTCTTCTTGAGCTTTCTTCATAATATCTAATTCATCTTGTATATCGGTGCTACGGCGCTGAGCTAAAGCTTTTTGAAGCTCCCACTTCATGCTCTCGGACGAACGTCCTGCCCAACCGGACAACGAAGCACTCATATCAACTGTAAGTTTCTCAACGATGTCATTAATCAATTCATCGGAGATTTCGATTTCTTCATTTTCGTTTTCGGAGATTGTTGTGGCACCATATTTGCCAACCGCAGCAACAATTGCTTCGCTAGTCATGCCCGGCTGGTTCCATCGCCACGACCCATATCGAGGGGGCCGCGCGGAGACCCCGGCTTGCTGCGACAACGAACCCTTGCTGCGCCGCGAAGGTTCCTCGTCGTCGTCCTTCTGCCGCGAAGGTTCCTCGTCGTCGTCCTTCTGCCGCGTACGCCGTCCTCGCCGGGACAGTGTGCCTTCAGGGTCGGTGGGCCCGATGAAAGTCCCCGCCTCTTCAACATTCTCTTCTTCTTCCATCATTTCTTCAGGAGGAAGCTCTTCCTCTTCTTCTAACATGGTGGCAAGTTCATCTTCGTTAAATTCTAAATCTTCATCAATTTCTGCTTGGAGAGCTTTGACGGATTCGCGGAGGGCGCCAAGGTCGAGGGTAACTTCGACACGCTCGCCTTCGGCCGGGATGTTCTTAAGGTTTTTGCCGTTCATTTTGTTAGCATCGTCCGTGGCCGCATAGGGAACGTCTTCAACATCTTCTTCTAACGATTCGTCAGGAGCGCCCGCCGCTACATCGGTCGGTGCTGTATCTACTCCCAAACCTTCTAAATCTTCATCACCAATGGCAGGGGGTGCGCCAGGGGGCAGACCCAAATCTGCATCCGCAAACTCATCCTGCTCTAAAAGCTGTTGCAGAGATTCGCGAACTTCATCCGCGTACTTATCAATAACTGCCGATTCGGCATTTTTAAGCGCCGCTTCGCGCAATGCCTTGGCATCCACAATAGCCTCTTTCAGTAAATTTGACATACAGTTCTCCTAAAAACAGCTTTTCAAAATAAATAGTTCCTTATATTTCGAAAAGAACCGTTCTTTTCTCTAATAATCAGAAGACGAACCAATTGCTGCCATTAGAATAAAGGCTAATTGCCGGAAACGATCCGGTCATCGTATATGAAACTGCATTATCAATGTAACTAGAGTCTAGTGATCCGGTGACCACAACACTGCCAGTAGCACGACCAGGATATTCATCCTTTATTGTAAGAACGCGGCCCGCATTAGAGCTAGATGGCCCGGGCAACGTAATAGTAACGGTGTTTGGTTCAGCCACACCAATAATATAATCAGCAGACTGTACCGTGTAAGCACTAGCAACTACCTGATAATAATTGCCACCAAAGCCACGAACCCTAACAGACTCGTCATGAGCGGATGCGCTTAAAATATACTTATCCGTACCCCAACTGGTCTTGGTAACAGTTAAGCTACCAGTACGAATATGTACATCATCATTCGTATCACCAAAGAAGGTAGATCCGGTGGCCCCGATCTGTGTAATGTCTTCGATATGATAACTGCTCGCAGAAATAGCACCCGTTACTATCAGCGTACCAGTTAAATATAAGGTATGTTCGCTCCGGCCAGCAGTCAACGAACCAGTATAATAGGTGAGATATGCAGACCCAGTGGTGGCGCCGCCCGATTCGGTAACGAATTGAATAGAATGGGCTGGACCGGCAGACCCAGAACCGTCCGTGCCAGCACAATCAACATATGCCCATCCAAAACTAGCCATGGGCTTAACCTACTCCTGACGAACCTGACCAGTTGTCGCCGGCGATACCGTACGTCCGAATTGAAGGAATAGCTGTAAGTCCGGCGATAACGTGGACGTCATTAGAGCCAAATAGCCAAATTTCCGAAACCTTTAATTCTAAAATACCGCTCGACCCCGGACCAGTAGAGCCAGAAGCTGGAATGAGAATATGATTGAAGCCGCCATAGCCATCATAGGCATTTCCTCTTATTCCGTTCGCAGAAAAGCCTAGACGCAGGTCTTGCCCTGCGTCATAGGTATAAACCTGCAGCCACCTAGTAACTTGAGGAAATGATACCTTGGTGCCCGCAGCATCCGTTGCATTGATTGCACCAGTCACAAAGGGCTCGCCGCTCGACTGATAAGAGCCAACGTTATTTAATCCGGGTGCTATGTTCCATGGATTGTGTGCCATTATAAATCTCCTAATTTTTTCATTATCACAAATAAATAGTCACTTATTATTTCTACAGCGCCTTTCTTGTGCTCTTTGGCGCTTTCTTTCTTCTCGTAATCTCATTCGCTCAGACTTGCGTCGTTTCTCGCGACGGGCGTCGGCCGGCTTTGTATAATATCGACGCTCTCTAACTTGTTCAACTATTCTTTCCTTCTTCGTCTTCTTAATAAACCTTCTAATCATTTTCTCGACATTGCCGCCGCAGTGCTTAACGTTTACCGATACATGTGTTGGCTTTTTCATTTGATTGCCTTCCAAATCTGAGAAACGCCGCCCATCAATGAACTAATATCGACTCCTGAATCACCTGGATTTCCCAAGTCGACGCTGCCGGGTTTTGGCTCTGCTGGGGCGTTGGCGGGGTCGACACCCTCAAAGACGTTAACGCCATTATAAGCATCTGTTCCAATTGCATCCATTAACCTTTTACGATGTTCACTAAGCCTGCTCTTCGAATCCTTGATTTGCCTCTTCATCTGATGATTCTCATTGAATAGCTTCTTGTCCTTGGTCGGTGGAACTTGTGTGCTCTCGACCATTAAATTGCCCTGCATCCCTCGGGCCACTTCCGAAACAATGGAAGATAAGTGTCCCTCTTCAATAAGAACTTCGTGGATGCACTCTTTAACAAGCGGCTTAATTAAATCTTTAAGATCTGACTTTTTCATTTATTATCCTTTGATGATTCCTGCTATTTTTTTGCCATCTGCGGCGTCGAGGTCCACGACGAGGCGAAGCCTTGGTGAAGGGCGCCTTTGCCTTTCAATTTCTCTAACGATTCGGGAGAGGCTGCGCTCGGGTCAACAGGAGAAACTTCGGAGGACTTTTCGTCACTTGTAGAGGCGGGTGCTTTTTTGTTTTCATCACCCCCCCCTAAAGAAGCATCGACTGCGCGCAGGCCCAGATCATAATATTTTACAAAATTAAACAAAGGTGCCTTCATGGGCCCAAAGGTACCAGTTCTTTCGGTCTCCTTCCACGCTCTTCTAAGTTGGAGCGCCAAGGATCCTTCAAAATAAGCCATGATGCTCTTGGCAGCTAATCCATATTTTCCGCTACTAATAAACCCTTCAATATCTTTGGCTTTCACTTTGGCTTCTTGAAGGTTTCGAAGAACAAGCTTGCTATATTCTACCATATCTTCAGAATCTACATCGCCGGCGAGGAGAAGCTTGGCGTTCTCATAGGCCGTTTTTTTAGTTCTGTCTTCTAAATAATCTGACAATCTCTCGATCTCTTTATCATCGGCACTGGGTGCGGTTCCTTTCTTCTTTTTGGGGGCGGATACACCGGAGGGAGGAGGTTTTAATTTCGTTGGCGTTCCCGTAAATCCCCGGGCCCACTCTGAAGCACGTTCTTTCAAAAAAGAGCGCCAAGAATCAGTCAAGTCCTTTTGTTCGTTGAAAGAAGACCAATCACTCATCGCCCAGGGCCTCATTTAACAATCTGTTAATACGGTCTGCTTTGGTGAATACTTGGTTGTTGTAATCTTTGGCTTCTTTCATCATGAAGGCGCCGGGAGTAGAGGGCTCAGAGACGAAATCAAAGCAGATCAGCTGAAAGTCTTCCTCTACGGTTGTTTGTCCGTTGGCTTCTGTAACAGAACCCATTCCTCTCGATGAAATACCGAGAGTAACGCCGCTCTCGACAAGAGAACGCAAAATTTTACCGGAAGGAGTATCGAGCACTTTAGCTTTGCCCATCACACTCTTGCCGTCCCACCACACTTCTGTAATCATGTGTGAGGCGTTCTTGAGATTGATGACGGAATCTTCGGGATGATCGAGTTCGCCCAAAGCTCTGCATTCTTTAACAAGCTTCTGATAGTTCTTCATTTCTTTCATCAGAACATCATACGGATAGACGCGTCCGTTACCGTTAACTGTGTCGGCGATCTGCATAATACCAGAAAGGATCATGCCGCCGGCGGCGATGTACTGCTTTTCCTGCTCGGTAAGGAGATCCTTGCAGACTCCTCCCTCGCACAGTGCATAATATTCTCTTAGTACTTTCTTGCCCATTGTTTAGTCCTTTAAGGTGCGGGCGCTACCCGCGTGAGTATACAGCCATTTTTGCAAAGCCTAACCGGCTGAAGCATCCACTTCTTGGTCCATGTTGTGTTCACTTGAAATCTCCATAGTTTGTACGTGCTTAATTCCCCTGTCTCCGAAAACCATGTTAAGAACGTAAGACGTTCCTGACGACAGCCACCCAAGAAGAAAGAAGTTGATTGCAGTTACATCAAAATTAAATAGTTCTGTGAATGGAGAAAGAAGCATTAAAAACCAACCAACGTGAAAACCCATGCACATTGGGCAATGAAATACTTTTCCATATCCTGCGAAGCCGTCTTTGGCGGGACGCCAGCGTTTTAACAAAGGCTGGTCGCTGTAAACTAAAATTTGTGTAAGGCCGTAGGCCGCTAATATAAAATATAATAAATCCATATTATCTTTTCATCTCAATCGCAGAAGCATCTGATTGCTTATATGATGTCTTTTCATTAACCCAATCTATTAAGTGCTTAGTTAAATCTGGAACTGGTATATCTTGCTCTTTGCTCAGCGCGGTAGTATAAAGATCTTTTATTACATCAAAGATATCAGAATCAGCATAATATCGTTGTTCAATATTATCACTGATCATATCTAGGGTTTCATCATCAATACAAAAAAGGTTCATCAGTTGTCTAATCTCAGTTTTATTTTGATTTATTTTCTTGTTCCAACTAGCGCTAATTAAATTCGCAGTCATGGCCGCAGCGGCCGAGATAAGGCCAGCTATCAATACGCTCCCACCCCCCGTAGCGGGTGCAGTAAAAGCGGCGACAGCACCTAATATAGCTGTTATATTCTCTACCTTGTCGAGTCTTTTACTAACATCACTTCCTAATTTCTGTGATAAATCTTGGATGGCTTGAGCTTTTTGCCTCTCATCATCAATAGTCCCAACGAGGCCGAGAGCGATATCTTGCAAAGTATATGCGTTAGTTGGACAATCTGACCATTGTTCATTCAAGTAACCATCCCACCTTTCCAATATCAATTTCATTTCAGACATGGGCAACCTCTACATCGTATACAAGTAGGTCAGCGCATATGGATCTCGAATAAAGCCCTTGCGAATTGAACCCTGCTTGACGGCCTGTGGAACTTCTCCAAGCTCCGTAGAGTCTTCCTTATCCGGGTCAATAAATTCATCATCACTCATCGAAATGATTGCCTCGGTGGCCTCAAAATAAGGACGCTCCTCATCAATAAAGTTTGAAATATTGAGAAGTACCATCTTGCCTGTGCTCATGGTCTCACTTTTGGATTCTTCCATGGTGGCTTCCAGGGCACCATAAAAAGATCCAGCCTGGATTGATTCGGGAATAACGACGCCACGTTTGCGCAGAAAAGTGAACAATCTATTTTGCGCGCCATAAACATAGTCCGACATTATCTCTTTTGGAAAAGCGATTACTTTATTCTGAGTAGTAGACAATACAATGTCCATATCGCCATGATCGAAAATCATAAGATCTCCGCTTAAACTTTTGCGGATATCCATCTCCAGGGTGACTAACTTCTGATTAGCCTTTTCGCCAACTCTAATCGTTATTGCCATCGCTATATATTTCCTTTACTAAGGCTTGCGTCTTAAGTACTGTAAAGAGAACTTCTTCGCTAATATCTTTTTTAGCAAAATCCTCTAAGCGCTCAATAAGCTTATTTGTCTTGGCCAGCATATCGACATCAGTTTTAATCTCTTCCTCTATCGCTGCTTTAGATAATTGTGCCTTGAGGCGGCCGATTTCTTCGTTGAGAAAACATTTTAATTCTAAAGCATTATCAGAAAAAGACGAAATATATCGAACCAATAAATCTTTTTGTTCTTCCAGCAGTTCGCCTTCGTATTTGGTATTAAATTTTTCAACAAACGTTTTAAAAAGAATATTGTCCACATTCACTCCAAGTTCTTTCTGCGAAATATTCTTTGACATTCCGATGATAATTTCATTTTCTAAAATAACTCTATTTTTGGGAGAAGTTTTGGAAGAAAAAATCTGGTCGATTGTTGCCAAGGCTTTATAATTTACTACAAAATTGTTAAACACATCGGAACTCAATTTCTTGTTAATATCATGAATAAGCTCTGTCTGTTGCTTAAAAAGCCCATGAGGATCGATCATGCTATGTTGAATTCTAACTTCTTTGAAAATCTTTTCTGACATATTCTTGCTAAAATTTTGGTTTTCGTACAAAGAACGATAGCAATCTAAATCGCGCCTAAGCAAGCTATCCCCGTGAAAATGCTTTTTAATAATGGAAACAGCTTTATTCTTTCTTCCGTGGTCGTTTTTCAATATGGCGACGGTTGCCTCTCTCACAAGGGCCTCGTATACAAAGGCTGTATTCCTTTTTTTATTGTGCTTTATTCTCATTCTTTTGCTCCAATAACCCGTTATCTTTATTCTCTAAATCTTCCAATAGCGCGCGGACAGATTGGCTAACTTCAAATAGTTTGTCCTCTTCTGTTTTTTCCCTCAATCTATAAATAGATTGCTCGTCCTCATAAATACCAACATTCGCCCCAATTGGTTTTGCGAGGTTGCCGATATCGGCGGCGCCCGGGAAGACATTACGAATACCAGAACTATCCCTTTGTCCTGCTTTGGCTTTCAGAGAGCGCGAGCGGGGGCCCGTACCAGATCGTTTATCATTTCGACCATTCTTGGCCAGATATGTTCCCTTTCGGTACTTGCGCATATCGCGACTACCAGGGGGCACCGCTAAAAGAGAAGACTCTCCTTCGGCGCCGGCTTCGGGTGCCGCTTCGCCTCCCAAAGCAGCAGCCGCTTCGCCGCCGGCTTCTTCTGCCGGTATTTCCAGCGGTCCTCCACCAAGTTCTCCACCAAGTTCTCCACCGAGTTCTCCACCGAGTTCTCCACCACCCAATGCGGCGCCGGCGCCCATAGCCGCTGCAGCTTCCGCTACGGCCTGAAGGGCTGCATCATGTTTGCGGTCATAATACATTTCGCGCTGATTGCGCTGGAATTCTTCGTGAGACATTCCAAAGACGTTCTCAGTAACCCAACGACGCGAGAAATAGCCTTCGGTTGCGGACGCAGCAATATCAAACTTCTGCTTCCAATGTTCTAACTCTTGAAGCTCGGCGATCTTCGACGGATTATTGAGAGCTAAACTAAAGCTCAACAAATCATCACCTCTAAAGCCAAGCGTATAAAGATGAATAATGCCGATCTTTGTAAGCTCTGCGATGATAACGCGCTGAAGTCTTTGTACTGTTCTCGCGAACCGAATGTCTTTCTGCGCGAGAGTTGTCTTGTCTTCTGCGGCTTCTTCTCCCATAGAAAGATATGCGGCAGGAATCTTAAGAGCCGAGAATAGCTTATCGCGAAGATATTTAATATCATCAATAGCTGTGATATTTTGGGCTCCGACTAACGATTGAATATCCGTAACAGATCCAGCGCGAACGGGAATAAAATAATCCTCTTCGATGCTCATTGGATTATAGCGTAGGTCTACACGGCCAGTTGATGGATCAACTACAGAATGCCGCTTGAGTTGCGTCACAACCTTCTGCATGTATTGCTCGACATCTTGCGGCGGAATCGCGCCGACGTCAATCTTAAACACCCGGCGCTCCGAAGAACGAACAACACGGTAAGCCATCATTGCATCTTCCATCAATGTGAGTTGGCGCCAAATGCGTCGTGCGGGCTCCAAAATGGAAGTTCCATAGGGCGCATACTTGTCATTGCCCAAAACACGGAAATGGCACAACTGCCAATTCTCGAATGTCATTCCGGCAGAATTCCATTGATATTGAACATAATTGGGGTTTGTGGAATCTTTTCCTTCAAGTCTTTCAATCTCCTGTGGGGGGATTGCGATGACAGACTTTACGCCGTACTTGTCATCAATATCCAAATACAGAAAGAAATCTCCATACTTACACATGGTTCGCCCCCATCCAAATAAGTTATACTGAACGTTCAGAACCTGATCAAACAAAATTGTGAGAACTGCTTTAATCTCCTCGTTGGAGCATCTTACGTTTAGCATCGGACGAAGATCCGAATGAGTAGTCATCTCGTCGGCATAGATATCTAATGTAGAAGCAATCTCCGGAGTATACTCCATCTGATCAAAATCGACATATCGTTCAGTTCTGCGCTGATTTGAAATTGCATCTGTGGCTATTACATCTAGCGGATTATAAAGAGACTTCTTAAACTGTTGTCCCGACGCTGATTTAAACCTAGAAGCAAACTTGTCTAAATGTTGTCTTCTAATTCTCCGACCGGATTGTGATCTGTAATTGATGATGGGACCGGAAAACAACCGAGTCAGCGCCTTATAAAGCTGTGACTGGCTGTTCGCTGGGTTCTTTCCGTTTCGTCTATTGGGGGGCATTTATTTTCTCACTTTATAATCCATTTAAATTGTTCGTACATTTTTTCCGCTTCGCCTTTTTGATCAAGAATATTATCCTGTCGATAGCCATGCTGTCCTTTGATCTGAGTGCTGATCGTTGTTGTCGAAGTAATAATTGAATCTGCAAAAGCTTTCTGATAGTTCAAATCTCGCGCATTTGCTTGAAGCGCCGTGTCGCGTACCCAACATGCAATTGCCAGGGCCATGACCAAATCGTCATGGTAACCCCTCATTGCTTGTGGTTTTCCATTTTTCCAAATAAAAGTTTTCATTTCATTAACGGTACGAGTTGAATATAATTTAATTAGTTTGTTTCTTATAAACTCTTCCAATTTCGCGATTATAAGGGGACGAGTCTTCATGCTCGTAGAAAAGCCTGGGACTGAAGATGTTCCAATTTCAGCTTGACGCTGCTCAATATATTCATGTGTTGACTTAACCGAAAAATATAAATTAGGATATGCATATTCTATCAGTTTATCAAGAACTGTGTAGCCAATATTGTTGTTTTCGACCACCAACATGCAACCGCCAAACTCTCGACCGGTTTGATTCAGTATATTGGCAAACATATCGGGGCTTGGCTTTCCTTGATATTCTCCAACGCATTCCAAAGTCTCTAGTTTGATGATATGAAATGTAGAAAAGTCCTGGCCGTCGCCGCGAGCAACATCCGCCACCATTAAATAAGTGCAACTGGGATCATATTCTTCCCAAATCCAGAAGTTGCGGTCGAAACCGGTGCGATATTTGGGCTCTTTAACACAAGACAGAAGCCAACGCATATCATCTCCATCAATTACAGTTTCTCCGGATGTATTGAAATTGCATTCTAACTCCTGGGCGATTTGACGCTTAGACATGTTCCTAGTTTCTTTCTTATACCATTCTTTATCGCGATCTGGGTGTACATCCCACATCAAAGTGGTTAAATTAAAGTTATTTGCTCCCGCTTCGGCATCTGCGCATGCCTTATGAAACCAATTTCCCACCCCATTAGGAGTAGAAAGCGCGATACAGCGACCACCGGTTGATAGTGTTGGATATAGTCCAGTCCACAATTCATCTAAACCTTCGATGTGTGCGGCCTCATCCAGAACCAAAAGCGACAGTGCCTCCGAACGACCAGCATCGCCGGAAGTAGAGGCGGCTTTAATCGAAGAGCCGTTGGAAAGAATAAAAGAAGTTCTGTTATCAATATCAATACTTGCGATACGGATCCAGTCAGGAAGGTTTTTCATAATCTTCTTAACCTTTCCAACTAAGTTTCCAGCAGTAGCAAACTTGGTTGCCATAACAAGCACAGCCTTGTCGCGATGAAAAAGCATCATCCAAACAATATAGCCGGCGGTAATCGTAGAGATACCAAGCTGGCGAGCTTTGAGGATTACATTAAAACGATAGTCATTGAAATCTGTGAGTAACTCATCTTGGAAATCATAAGTATTAAAAAGAATAAGCCCGTGCATCGGGTGTGATATACGGGCATACGTCTTCAAGAAGTAAGCTGGATCCTTACCGCACTTTAATATTTCCCTTACTCTTTGTTTCTTGTCTAATTGAAAAGTCATTCATTTTTGTTAGTGGTTTTATCTAATTGAAAATTTATGCATTCTATTTAGATCTAGCTTTTGCGGTATAGTGTGCAATGAGCGCCTTGTAGATTTCTGACTGCAAGGTCCTCGTCATACCCGGCGCTGCAGCGGCCGCGGCGGCGAGATCGAGAAGTTCTTCAAGCACCTTGCCGGAGTAGCCGCCTCCATGAGCGCGGTGCGGAGTTTTTGGAGGAGAGAAGCTCCTGGGCCCGGTAACATCGTTTCTAGGTCGGCTGGGTTTACGACTTGACCTTGCGTTACGCCGGCAATTTCCTTATTAACTTCGGTCTTCTCCTCCATAAAGTAACGAGGATCAAATCGCCTTGTATTCTTTCTTTTCATGATTGCGGTCCTTTATCTTTCTTGCGGTCGTCATTGTCGGGGCGCTTGCCGCCTTTGCCATTCCAGCCGCCTTGTTCAAGGAATGTCTTCCAACCTGCTTCCAAGCGTTCCCTCGAAGGCGCTTCAACCTGCATCGCATCATCGAGGCCGCCAACCTTATAATGCATCTTAGCCACAACCCAACTGCGAACGCGTGATGCGTTTTCAACGCGCACATCAATCTCGCCGTCCTTGGTAAGCGTCACAGCGTCACCGGTAATGCGCTTGTATTCCTTTTTTAGCCATTTAGAGATGTCAGCAATCCTCTGCTCCATCTCAGTTTCGAAGCCGGAAGCATAAACTTCCTTAAGCTGAATTTCAGATTGATACGAGAGAATCATTCTATTGCCATAAAAACGTACGTTAAAGCCATCCATCACACGCTGATCAATGAGCATATTTCCCTCTTCTCTGCGAAGGGCGGCGGTGCTTATCGGCTCATAATCTTCGCCCAAAGCGCCATCATATGCGTTTGCGGCTGCTTGGGACAGACCTTTAACGATTTCATAAACTGTTGCCATTTGTAAATTCCTCTTTCTTTTAATTATTGGGCCGCCAACCTTTTAGCCATCTTTCTTCTCTATTTTCGACATATTTAACATAGCATTTATTGCAGCAGTCAAATTTTATCAGACAAACATCATCCATAGATCTTCTAGGGAAAGAACCACAGACCGGGCAACTCCTTAAAGACTCTCTATTAAGTAGTTTTTTTGAAACCTTAATACCATTAATGTCGATTTTCTCTGTCAAGCCCTCATTGGTTCGCATCTTGGAATACATTTCTTTCATCTGGAAAAGATATTCCTTCTCCTTTTCTTCATCCCAATTCGATCTAGGATTTTGTACTGCTTCCTTACCATATTTCTCTGCAATGGCTTTCTCGATGGCCGCAATCTCATCTAATTTTTTAGTGCTCATGGAATTCCCTATAAGCTCCATACGTTACAGCAACTCCCACAACAAGACCGCCGGCGGCCCACCACCAATTATTGCGCGGCGCTTGTTTTAGTAAAGATTCTTGCAATTGGGCGATTTCCATATCTTTCTGTTCGATCGTTAAATTATGTTCTTCAAGTAAAGCATCATATTTGATATTAAGGTTTGTTCTCTCTAATTCGAATTCAGCTTCCTTTTTTTCCATTTCGTGTTTTAATCTCAAATCACATTCGACGGTTGCAAAGTTTTTGGCCGTGAGGATTTCAGCGGTTGCAATAGGATCGAACAGAACGCCCTCGAAAGGCGCTTCTTCGTTTTCCCCCAAAATAGTGAACTGGCCGGCATCTTCTGCATGCGCCTCAATACTAAACAGTAATAGCATATTAAGGAACATATGTGAATCCGTAAACGTCTTTAATATCTTCAATTAGCTTTTCCCTATTTCCGGAAAAATCTTCTACATGCTGACGCCGATTGTCTCCTCTCTGTCGCTCAAGCTCAAGCTGTGATTCTAAAAATACTCTTTCTAATTCCGCCAATTCATCTTTGTAATCAGATAAAGCTTCTTCTCTGCGTTCAATCTCTTTTTGATGAGTACTCTTCAATCCCTCTATTTGCATTTCGAGCGATTCTTGAGATACCTCATACGCCGCTTCTATCTGCTTATAATCATACCGAAACTTTCCAATGACAAGCACAACCAGGGCGCCCAACAAAATCTCTTTCCAGTGCTTTAACGCGAATCGAGCGAATCGAAGTACTACTTCGCTAGTCATTATGTCCCCGCAATCTAGCGATAGAATCAATTACTGTTTGACCCCCAATATAGATCGCGGAAATAATAACCCAATCATCACTGCTAACATGTCCTGTAAATGCAAGCCCTGTGGCTGTGCCCCACACCAATAACTTTCGGGATGTGAGTTTCGACAGCCAACTGTCTATAAATGCTTTCGATTGTTTCATCACTTTTTACCTCTCTTTTTCTTTTTCATTGGCCCGCGACACATTTCGCTGGCCTCTTTCTTTGACAGCCCCTTCTTTCTCTCTTTTGCCGGCTGACGCTCTTGTGCGCAAGCCCATCCGCGCTGTCTCTTAGAATATACCTCATACAAGGCATTATTAATCGTAACTTCAATACATTCCTCATGACTCTGACCCGGGTGAGCTTCGTCACATTTCTGCCCACGATGAGCGCAAGGATCATATTGCTCCAATAAAATCTGTAAATCTTCGAAATAGCTCTTATATCTCATCTCGTCGGACGGATATTCTTTTTTCTCCCACTCATCTAACATATGGCCAAGATCGTTAAGAATCCCAACAAAGTTATCTTCTGCAGTTTGCTCTGGTCCATATACTGACTGATCGGGGCTATCGGGCTCATCGCCGCCGCGCCCCGCAGAGGCGCCTAGGCCGCCGGCAAGACCACCAAAGTTGCCAACAACTCCACCGGCCTCGCTAACAACCTCTTCTTCCAGCTGCTCAAGAATCTCTTCACCAAACATATCAGCAGCCTCTTCGTTGGTTAAAACGACTTCAAGTTCTTCTCTCACAATCTTCATCAAATCCTCGTCAATCACTTTGCTGTACTTCTTGGGTGGAGGACTATACGCACGACCAATTTGCTTCTGTGCCTGTCCAATCGATCGCGGATCGCCGCCAACAAATGCCGCGGCCAAGAAGTCAATGCTGACGTCTAAACCGTCAATCTTGTCGGACAGATTTTCAATAGCATCAATCAACTCGTCGTTGACTTCGATTTCTTCTTTGATTAGCTGCTTAAGTTGGGATTTTGTGATTTTCATAAATTGTTACTTCTTCTCGTAATCGCCCTGTTTGGCGTTAATGGCAAAATTAAGTTGTCGAACTGTCTTAACTTCATCAGCAGTTCTTTTTTTTCTTTTTCATCAAAGTTGCCTTTTTCTTTTCTAACTCTCCAATAGTATAATCAGTCCATTCGCCCGTAGATTTTATATCTTGAAGAAACTCTTCTTTTTCTTCTTCAAGTTCGACTTCTTCGGTATAATACCGGCGCCGGCCCTCTGCGGCGGTATCGGCAATATTATGTAGTTTTGTTATTGCTTCGAGTACGTCTGTGTCTAATTCACGCGCGAGATGTTTGTACTCCCGGGAGAACACCTCTGTGTACCAGTCATCTAATTCTATTACCTTTTGTTTGAGGGTGCGCCCGGCGCGAACCCTGTGAGACGGAGGTTTTCGCGCTTCAATAACGTTTTCAAGCTCTTCCTTAATAATCTGTTTAAGTTGGGATTTTGTGATTTTCATT